ATCTGTTCTGGTATTAGTTGTAGTTCTCTTAATTCGTATTTGTCTATGAAAGTTTCTCTGATAAAGTTTGCTTCTTCGTATGATATTTTTACATCAAGTGTTACTCTTACATACATTTTTGGTTTGAGATATTTTTCTGGATCCTCTAATAGTTCACTTATTTTGATAGTGATGTACCTTGGCATTTCCGGCCAATTAACATATTTAGGTTTTCCACCCATTTCGATAATCATCATTCCTCGTTCATCATCCCAAGCATCTGCGTAATTGTGTGGAAATGCATTACCCATATAAGTTACATTTTTCATTTGTTGTCTTTTGTGGAAGTGTCCTGAGAACACTTGTCCACAGCCTGCGAAATGATCAGTTTGTATTCCGCCTACATCTGGCATATCTACCATAGCATTCATTTTAAAATATGGCAGTTCAAAATGTCCAAACACATATTGTTGTTTCATTTTTTGAATCTTTTTATACTCATCTCCTACTATCCACGGAATAATTGCAACATCATCTTCAACAAGCCATTCGTTAACAAGATGTATGTTTGGAATGTTTCTAATAAATTCCATAGAATTAATTTCTCTTTTTTCTCTGTAGAATAAATCGTGATTACCCATGATAACATAAACTTTTTCAAACGCCGCACCCAGTCGTTCCATGTTGGACACTGTGTAGTTCATTGTGGAAACGTTTGTTGAGGATCTATGATGGTGCCAGTCACCTAGGAATATGCAAGTTTCACACCCTTCTGCTTTGGCAGTTTCTATAAACCATTTTACAAATGCTTCACAATCATCATTGTGTATTCTAGAATTGCCCTTCATGCCGAAGTGTATATCTGTAAAACAAGCAACTTTTTTAAAAAATGCCATTATACTACCATCTCTTCTTTACAATTGGTTTGTGATTTGTCATGTCAACTTTTCGAGAGTTAACACCTTCAAAATCTTTTTCCGTAATTTTTCCTTTTTTCTTTAACACTTTGTTTAATTTTGCAATACCGGTTTTATTAACTTGACGCACTTCGCCGTGTACAGTTTTCATTCTCTTTTTGTATGCAGGAGAATTAGCATCATTTTCATTTTGTCTAGTAAACGAAGGCATCATATTGTTAACTTCTAACAAGTCGTCTCTGATTGCTTGATTTTTCTTTTCAATGTTCAATATTCTTGTGAACGAGTTTGTTATTGCCGCTGTGTAATACGCAAACGGATTCTCTGATTTTGATTCATCAAATTGTAAACCAATCTGTGACAGTTGCATCAGTGCTTGTGATTGCATTTCATCATTGTAGGTATAACCTCTCCAGTTGGATCTTGTTCCATAACGTTCACACAGTTTCATATACATCATTGCTAAACTGTTTGTAATTTTTCCGTGATCACAACTAAAGTTTCCGTTGTCCATACCACCTACCCAGTGTGATTTTCCCACACATTGGGGTTTTCCTTTTATGTCTAGTCGATAATGTTGGAACGGTGGAAAGTTTATTTTGGTGTGATGATCAGCAACTGTTTTTTTGTTCTTTTTTCTTAAGTCATCCAGTGGTATGTGATCAAACATCATTACCCTAAACACAAGATCTGTTTTTTCTATCTTTCTGGGAGACACTGTATAGTCTGAAAGTTTAATTTTTTTAAGTCCGGCTTCCTTGGCTTGTTCCCATGCTACCTGCGTTAATCTTTTGGCTTTGGCTTTTCTAGCCTGTGCTATTGCACTTGCATTCAATTTTTTTAGATTAGGCACTATCAAATCATACTGTGAATCCTCATCACCCACATATGAACTGTATGTGTTCTTGCTGGCATGTATTTGTGCTAACAGATCACGGTTGTTTAGATACTTTACTCTTTTCATGTTTCTCCAATATTGTTAGTGTAAAAGTGACCACAAACAGGTCTGTTGTTTCGTGCCGTATGGGTAATTAAATGCGCCTATTATTGTGCCTATAAATATACTTTATAGTATACAAAATTATGAAAAGGAAAGCAACCATTTAGTATGTCGATTAATATACCAAAAAGACCGTCTCTAGGAGGAGCCATTAAAAAAGTAGGATCAGGGTTTTTCAGTAAAACCTGGGCACGACTAACAGGTGCTGGATTGGGTGATAACAGTCGTATACAATCAGCCAAAGCAAAATGGTCAGGAAGATCTGCTTCGAAAGATTGGCGAGTTAGATTAACTTTACCAACTGAATCACCTTTTAAATATGTTTTGTTGGATAACAACGATCTAATGGAACCTTTACAAGCATCTAACGGTGTATTTTGGCCAGTAACACCGGCGGTTATTGTACAGAATTCGGCAACTTACAATCCGCTGGCACAAACACACAGCAACTATCCTTTTCAAGCATATCAAAATTCACAAGTGGACACAATCAGTATTGTTGGAGAATTTCCTGTGCAAAATTCTGATGATGCAAGACATTGGATAGCCGTAGTAAAATTTTTAAGAACAATGACTAAAATGTCATTTGGAAAATCCGATGATTCTTTCAAAGGTTCACCACCACCTATTTTGCATTTATCAGGTTATGGAGATCATGTGTATGACAAAGTTCCGGTAGTTATAAATCAGTTCAGTGTTGAACTTAGACCGGGGATAGATTATATTTCTACAAAACAAGAACCAGCCGGAGCAATAGGTGTTGACAAGTTTGATAACCTAATTGTTGACAAAAATGCAGATGAATTAGCCGATGCCTCATGGGCTCCGACAATCTCAACAGTTTCTTGCATGGTGACTCCGGTATACAGCAGAGACACAGTCAAAAACTTTTCATTGAAAAAATTTGCTGATGGGTCATTAGACAAAGAAAGAGGAATAGGATTAGTATAATGGCTGAATATTCAAACACATCACCCTATCATGCTACCCCTCAAAATTCGATTAGTTTAGAACCATTGGTGCCGAGAACAATTACGGCTGAGCTTGATGATCAAACATACACCATAGAAAGGACATATGCTTACAGACCAGATTTACTATCGTATGACCTTTACGGCACACCAAGACTTTGGTGGGTATTTGCACAGAGGAATCCAGACCAAATAGAAGATCCTATATATGACTTTAAACCCGGAGTCACAATCCAATTACCCAAGGCAAACAATATTTCTAAAGATTTAGGAGTATAAAATGGCCGGAAAAGATTATTATCAAAGAAAAATTAACGAAACAAAAAGACCATCAAAGAAAGTCAAGAATTATATTACGACAAATATTCATGATGTTCCCAAGCGTCCAAAAATAGACCATCTCAACAATAATGATTATGACGGAGTGGCTGGCAACGTCAATCTAAATGATTTTAAAGGTGTGACGAATTTTGGAGGAACAAGTTTAAATGATTATGAAGGCTTGGATGCATCAAATTTTGGCGTTTTACCAGAAAAAGAAACAACAGTGGACAATGAAGTTGGGTTAAAAGAAAATGTACTGCACAAATTTGCCACATACAACACAATTTTTACATTAAGCGGATTGTCTGAAGACGAATTAAAAACTCATGCATATCTATCTAGTCCTGTGCATGATATTATTGCAAGGTCGGGAGGAATAGGCGATCCAAACATTAGCGATGGAAAATACACAGAGCAACAAGACAAATTAAAAGCAGAGACTCGAGAAACCCAAAGAGGAACGTTCCTTCATGGGAAGACAGCCAATAAAAAATATAATCCAAAAGAATCTGTAAACATATTATCCAAAGGATTAGATCTATTTTTTGAAAACTTTAATATGTTAAGCACGGTAGGTCCGAATTCAGATAGGGGATTAGCAAACATAACAAAAATGAACTTTGAATTGGTTGAACCGTTTGGTGTATCTTTGATTGAAAAAGTAAAAGCGGCAACATTCATAAACGGATACAGGGATTTTATGGACGCACCATTGTTGTTGACAATAGAGTTCAAAGGCACAGACGAACACGGAAAACAGATCAACAGCGAAGACAAAAACTATGTCAGAAAAATTCCAATACTAATTGTGCGGGTTGAGTTTGATCTAGATCAAGGAGGTGCAAAATATCAAGTAGTTGCAGTGCCGTTCGGTGACCTAGCTCATGATGATAGATTTAAATTTCCTCGTACACAATTAACTACCAGTGTGGACAGTGTTGGAGAGTGGATTAAGGAAATAGTTGAACAACTAGATGCAGATCAACAAAAAGAAATAGAAGAAGGTGTGAGGCAGTACAAAGACAAATATGAATTTTATGTATCCGAAGAAGTTGCCAGTAGAGCAAAATATGCCAAAAAATTACAAACAATTACAGCAGAGTCTAACGCAAGTATGTTTACAAAATTTTGGAACAACTATATTGCTGGGGAAAAAACTAAAATTGATACAGCACCAAAAATTAAATTAGCAGAAGCACAGGTAGACGGACAAACAAGTTTAGTAAAATATTTTGAAGATGCTATTAGAACAGGCGAAGGGTACTCTGCTATTGCAGATACGTTTTGGCAGTACTGGCACATGCAAATGACAAAAAGTTCAGTATCGAATCCCAATACTAAGACAGGCTCAGAAGAGTCAGCACAAACTTCGTATGGTGATCTAATGAAGTTTTACAACAGTAGCGAATTCAGAGACAAAGCAAAAGACAATCAATGGATACCTTGGTTTGAAATCAAAGTAATGGTCGAAACTCCAAATCCTAATATTATCGATCAAGTAAGAAAGGTAAGTCCAAAAAAAGTAGTGTTCAAAGCAATACCTAAAAAATTACACTGTCTAAAGTTCTTCCCACCGGGAGTGAGTTTAGGATTTATGGATTGGTCCAAATGGGTTAGAAAACAATACAATTATATCTACACCGGCGACAACGTGGATGTGCAAAATTTACGTATCAATTACAAAACTGCTTACTACCTAAGGAATGTTAGACCATTCAAAGAGGAGAATAAAGCCAAAGGAGAATACCAAGAGTTCGAAGAACATCTCATAAAAATCTTTGGTACTGATAATTCTGATATTAGAATAGAGCCAACCAATCAAATGGGTAAAAACACAGTGAACTCAGGTTCAAACAAATCACAGCAATTTTATGATTATATCACCAATCCCGAAGTAGATATGATCAAAATAGAATTAGAAATACTAGGAGATCCTGCATTCATTTGTCAGGATCAATTTATCACCATACACGAAGACAGATCTAAAAGAGCAGACGGACTTGGTCCTGGTCCTATAAGTAAAAAATATGGAAGTTTTAATTCAGAAAACTTTCAACCTTTAGTTCAGGTAAACTTTATAAGACCACCTGATGATATAGATGATCGCTACACCGGTGGATATATACGTCATTACGGATCTGGCAATAGATCAGAAAATCAATTTTCCGGAATATATCAGGTTACAAAAGTCGATTCAAAATTCAATAATGGTCAATTTTTGCAGACATTGTATTGTGTTAGATTGAATCAGCAACAACAAGGAAATGCCGGGGCGGCAATATCACAACAAATTTCTAAATATTATAACAGTGAAAATGTCAAACCTACAAAAACATTAGGCGGCAAAACTAATGCTAACAGATGGAGCAATGGTATTGACGATTACACAGACAATCCAGATGTAGGAGCCGCGGCATCAAAACTTCAGAAAAAAATTGTGGATAAAGTGAAAAAATTACAAGAGAAAACTAAAGAAGGTAATTATGACGAGCAAGTAGGAGACCTAAACGACATAGGATAAATTAAAGTATGAGTTATAAAATAGGCGGCGGATTTTCAGACACACAGGATAACCTTAAACACTTTTCAGAAAAAGGTAGTTCCAATGATTCAGGTCCGTACATAGCAGTGGTAAAAAACACAGTAGACCCACTCAGAATGGGCAGACTGGGTGTTGTGGTTCCTGAACTATCTAGAACAGACGGACACGACATCAATCCATCACAGATTATATGGTGCCAATATTTGTCACCTTTTTATGGTGCCAAACCATTCAAAGCAAACACAAAAGATCCAGCAGAAGGACCACAGCAACGGTCATATGGTATGTGGGCGATCCCACCAGATGTGGATACCAACGTGTTGGTCATATTTGCCAAGGGTGAAAAAGGACAAAAAAATGCATTTTGGTTGGGTTGTATACAAGAGCCATTAACAAATCATATGGTACCTGGAAACGGGGCATCTGAAAACGTAATCCAAGACTCAAACAATTATAGCGAGGAAGAAAGAGCCAGAGGCGGAGGATCCAACTTTAGTGATTTAGAAAAGTATGGCACAACTTATTTGCCTGTACAAGAAAAAAATAAAAAAAGATATAGCGAAGGAGAAACCAATCTCACAATGGGAGAATGGGAATATCCTGTTAATACTGCTCTGGCAGATCAACTATTAGAACAAGGATTGGTCCAAGACGAAATAAGGGGTACCACATCATCAAGTGCAAGGAGAGAAACTCCCAGTCAAGTATTTGGTTGGAACACGCCTGGACGAATCAGCGAAAATTCTAGAGAATTAAACATTGGTGTAAACGACACACCTTTGCAAGTAGATAGAGATCTTGGACACAGTTTTGTAATGGACGACGGTGATGAGGGTGGTGAAAACAGACTTACAAGAATTAGAACAGCATCCGGACATCAATTATTGATGCACGACACAGAGGGCGTGGTATACATAGCCAATGCATCGGGCAAGGCATTTATTGAAATGAACGCTGACGGAAAGGTATCTATCTATGCAACAGACGGAATATCCATGAGGACCGAAGGAGATTTTAATTTGCATTCTGACAGGAACATACAGTTCCATGCTAAAGAAAAAATAAAATTTACAGCAGAGGAAGACGTGGTGTTGAATGCTGAAAAATACATCTATGCAATGGGCCAATCTGGCATATTAAATGCATCTCACAAGGGTAGTGTGAGGCACTATGCCAAAGACGGTATAACATCATTCACAGACGGACCACAACTACACGGAGCAAGTGGCAGAATTGATCTTGCAGGATCTGAAGTGCATTTCAACTCTGTGTCTGCACGTGCAACATGGGGACCATCATGGATGAAACCCGATCATGACAAGATACAAATCATCGCCAAGGAAGGCGAAATTGACATAGAGGCATACGGACCAATAGATGAAGGTAAACCAGCCAAAATAGAAAACAAGACCACAGTGCGTGATACCAGCATTGGTCGGGGAGATTTCGTGAACGATGTCGATCCATTCTACGTACAACCAGCAATTAGAAACTCATCAGGCAGTGGATATGAAGGTAAGAATGCATTTGATAATGCATGGGAAGAACTTGAAGCCATGATAGGCCCCAATGGTGACGGAAAAACTGCCGAAGGAACATATGAAACTCTGAGTGATGGTGCTTTGGATAGCAGACGAACAATATTAATGAACGAGCTTGGTGTTGTAACACCATTCATGGACAAGAAGAACGGTGTTGGAAACATGGCAGAGAAAAAAGCAGAGTTTTATAAAAAATTAAAAGAAAGACAAAAAGTTAATTTGCCAGATGCTGTGGGAGGTGTGTTTGTCACACACGAACCGTGGAACAGAGGAGTCAAACCAATCAAGCGTATCAAAGACCTACAGTACGATCCATATTACAAAGGTAGGTTCAGGAACGAATGGTTGGAATGGGAATATCTTGATGTTAGCTCTAGTGGAAGTCCGGAAGATACGGCAAGACACTTAGAGTTGGTTGAGAAATTAGGAATAGCCAAGTTTTCAGAGACCGGAAGTTATGGCAGTAACGTGGCCGAAGCCAAAGCCAAATATTATGCAGACCTTAAAACACGTCAAAACACTTATGAGAACCTAAGTTCCTCAGAGCAGTCAAAAATTATTGCAGAAAACAACTAATAAATATTACAAATGGCATACAATTCAAATTCATCAAATAACGCACAGTCAGGAAAGATAGTTTTCAAAGGCTTTTCATCTCGGGCAGAACAGCGAAGTTTTAAACTGTACGATTTTGAGGTTGCCAAGCAGGATCTAATTAATAGATTATCAGTGCGTAAGGGAGAACGTGTGGAAAACCCAGAGTTTGGCACAATAATTTACGATGCTATATTTGAACCTTTCACAGAAGCACTAAAAGATGCAATTATTGAAGATGTAACTGCTAATTTAAATGCAGATCCACGACTATCCACAAGTGATATAACAGTCAGAGAAGCAGACAAAGGTATAGCCATAGAGGCATCTATCACGTTTATTCCACTGAACATCACTGAAAAACTATCATTCAACTTCGATGAAAACTCGTTGTTACGCCTATCTTAAAGT